AAGAGGAATAATAATATGAAAATCAAATCAAATCAATATGGCGTCTTTTATAAAGACGGAAAGAAGTGGAGAGGCCCAATCGAAGGTGAGACTTTCACCGAAGAACAGATTGACCAAAATGAAGGTTCGTTTGAAGCGCTTGAGAAATCTTGTGGAAAGCAAGTGAAGAAAAAGACAAGAATTTTTAGACAGGTTTGGAAATCGGTAAAGTCATAACAATATGGCCGACAAAGTATTCAACTTTGAAGACCAGAGAAGAATTGGCGATATAGGGGAATCAGATTTTCTTAGAATTTATGAAAAGATGAAACCTGTTAAAAGTCTAGATGACTTTCGTATTGACTTTACACTGAAAGATGGTAAAACTGTTGAGTTAAAAACCGATAGTTACGACATGGGAAATACACCAAACTTTTTCATGGAGAAATCTACAGTGTCAGGCGATAAGACTACAGCAGGAGGTCCGTGGCGCTCAAAGGAACACAAGATAGACTATTTCGTGTATTATTTTGTCAAAAACAAGGTGTTCTTTTGGTTCAGACCAAAAGAGCTTGTTAAAATATTGGATAAACTCATAGCTAAAAACAAGCTAAGGGAAATGGTAATAAAGAACAAGAATACAAGGGGTGGGTATTATGAAGCTCGGGGATATAAAATCTCTAGAGAGAGTGTAGAACCTGTTCTTTTAAAAGAACATAAGGTAGAATGAAAATGAAAGTTAAAAAGATTATAGATAGAGAAATAGAAAGATGTTACCACGAATGTCCTTATTTCGGGCTTGAGGGCGGCCCCAGCCCAACGATGATATGCAATCATCCTTTTTGGGATGATAAAGGCGCATATGCGGGGTGTATCATAAGTCACCCCGCATGTGACGATGGGTTTCCTCCATTATGCCCGTTGTTCAAAGAAAATGGGATTGAGCCACCACCTGTTAAAAAAGAGAAGCGTAATAGTGATTATCTAAAAGAGGGTGAAGAAAAACTTTCTTTTCATGAACAAATGAGTCTCATTGTGGAAAGGCGGTTAGAGGAAGCTTTTGTAAGAGAGTTAGGAAAAGAATTAGAAAAAGAAGTTAAATGAAGTTTGACTACACAGTTACAGAAGTCAACAAATTTACCGCAGCAGAATTAGTTCAGAAGCATCATTACTCCAAGGTAATGCCTAAGTTAACAAAGCATTACCTTGGGGTTCTTCTCGACGGTAAGTTAGTTGGCATACTTACTCTTGGATGGGGAACGCAACCACGACAAACCATCAACAAGCTATTTCCTGGCCTTGACACAAAGGATTACTATGAGATTGGTAAGATGTGTATGCTGCCTGAAATGCCAAGGAACTCTGAATCACAGATGTTATCTGCGGTTATCAAGTGGATGAAGAAAAGGCTGCCTGAACGATTGTTTCTATATACTTGGGCAGATGGTATTGTCGGTAAAGTTGGATATGTCTATCAGTCTGCTAACTTCCTATACGGTGGATTTATTTGGACGGACATTTACATTGGCCCTGATGGTGAGAAGATTCACCCAAGAACATCACACAACCTCTGTGTGGAGAATGCTAAGTTCGTAGGCAAAGAGAAAGTATTCTGGTTGACCAAAGACTTCATGAAAGTGAAAGGCATCACCAGAATCAAAGGAAAACAGTTTAGATACATAATGCCCCTATCAAAAAAAGCACGGAAGATGCTTGACAAATCAACCGTTTCGTGGACAATAGACAATTATCCCAAAGAAGGCGATTTGGAGTGGAAGAAACAGGGTGAGGATGGTTATGAAATGTTATCAGCAATGCCCAAGATTGATTTGGGGATGGTGAATATAAATAAGAAGAACGTAGATTCTTTTAAGAGAGAAGAGAATAGATTTTTTGGATAAGGCGTTATGGAGAAATACGGTTATACAAAAATTAAAACAGATGAAACCATAAAGGTTATTTGCACGTTTTGTGATGCTGTGAATGATGTTCCTGTAGAACGGTGGATTTCTAAGGAAGGGTATAGATGTATGAGCACCAATGGATTGAGTGAGTGTTGGTATTGTAAAAGAATGTTTTGGTGGGAAATGACCCAAGAGACTATAGAAAAGTTATTTAATTGAAAGAGAAGATTAAAGTTTATTGCACCCATTGTGGTGCTGGACAGGACGGTTACAGAATTGTAAATGTTAAAGCTTGGGCACAAATGGGTGGATTAGTATGTTTTTATTGCAAAAAATTGTTTTTTTGGGAGTTTAAAAATGAGCACAGACAAAAATGAAGAGCTTCAACAGATGATGATGACACCAGAAGAGTTTGTTAACATCCAACCAGCAGAGTCACGATACAAGATTTTGTTCAAATCAATCTTTGACGTTCCTGCTGATGCGTATGTCAATACCGTTAATTGTGTTGGTGTGATGGGTGCTGGTATCGCTTTGGAGTTTAAGAAACGTTATCCCAAGATGTTTGAACACTACAGAGCACAATGTTCTACACACGCAATTCGACCTGGCGATTGTTACTGTTACTACGATGATGAACACGGCATCTACCTTCTTGGTATGGCCGTAAAAGACGATTGGCGACATTGGAGCACTCTTGAATGGATTGAGTCGTCAGTTAAATCACTGAAACTTGTTTTGTTGGAGAATGATATAAAATCAGTCAACATTCCTCTTGTTGGTGGAAAGAACGGCAGACGGGGACCATATGGTAAGGTAATGGGATTTACGCCTCCACCTGAAAGAGAAGAAATAAAGGCATTACTTGAAAAAGACCTTAAACATTTTGCTGGAAAGTTTGGGATTGACATTAATTTGTGTATTCCTGACGAAGCACCTAAAAAACCTGTGTTAACGTTGGATAAGTTTTTATGAGAAATATAAAATTTAGAGCTTGGAGTAAAAAATTCAACAAATTTATGTCTATAGGATTTCACCTTGTTGGTGAGACTACACTATTCGATTTGCTAAATCAACACACTCTTGAGGAACTGGAAACTCTTGAAGTTACTGAATGTACAGGCATCAAAGACAGAAAGGGCGTTGAGGTCTATGAGGGTGATATACTCAAGTATAGAAACCGAATCGGCACCATTCAATTTTTCGCTGGTATGTTTATTTGTGATTGGCAAGACCAGACAGATGACACGCTCGGATTCATGATGACTGATGATATGGAAGTTATCGGAAACATTTTTGAGAACGCTGACTTACTTAAAAAGATATGAGAAAAATCAAATTCAAATTCTGGGACATGACCGAAAAACGGTTTATAGATGACCCCCTGATAAGTGCTAACGGCCATATATCAGTTATGGATGGTATAAGTGGAAGAGATTATTGTAATGATGTAATTCCCCTTCAATATACAGGCCTAACAGATATTGATAATAGAGAAATTTATGAGGGAGATATTGTTCAAGCGCATCCTGGTGAAAAGTTCAATGTAGGTTTTGAAGATGGTTCATTCATCATTTATTTTGGAAACAATGGTGACTACAACACACTGGCACGGTCACTTATCAATGCTTGGAAATTAACAGTCGTTGGAAATAAATTTGAAGTATAAAAAATAGACAAACGATAAAGTGTGTGTTAGAGTATTAACACAATTGGAGATATAATATATGGAAAAGAAATACATTGAAACATTTATAAAAAAATATAGTTTGGGTGGCGCCATTGAAGGCGTTCATTGGATTAACGAAGGTGACAACCTTACTACCACCGCAATGACTTCTGATAGAAAGTTGTTCGTTCAGGTCACACTTGAAAAAGGCGCCGGTTGGTTTAAAGATGTTGAAATTGGTGTTCAAAAGACCAGCAAACTAAAGAAGATGTCGGATACTCTATCTGAAAATATCGGATTGACATTGGACATTGATGAAAATGACTCCACGAGAGTCCGACAAATAATCGGCGAAAACACTGACGGAAAAGCTACCATCAATTATGTCACAGCCGCATTGAGTGTTCTCGACCCAGTTCCCAAGATGAAAAACATTCCACCATTCACGGTGGATATTATTTTATCTGACGAATTCATTGATACTTTTAACACAGCATTCTCAGCTCTCGGTGACGACGCAACATCGTTTACGCTCATCATGAGTAAGAAGAAACAAAAGTTAGAAATGGTATTGGGTTACAAGCAGAATTTATCAGACAGAATTGCACTGGAAGTAGCAACAACGCCTGGCAAGGATGTTGTAAAGGTCCCAATCAGTTTCGATGCCAAGCTTCTGAAAGAAATTCTTTCTGCCAATAACGAAGTCAAGAATCCTACACTACAAATATCAGAAAGCGGATTGGCAAGTATAGCATTCGACCAAGATGGATTCAAGAGTCAATATTACATGATTAAGATTGATGTAGAAGATTAATTTCACGACACAGTATAATAAACAAAAACAAACAAAAAAAGGAAAAACAATGAGTAATACGAATAAAAGATTCGGACTCTTTTACAAGAGTCATGGTAAATGGACAGGTCCATATGCCGGTATTGTTACTTCAAGAGAAAAAGTTACCAATTATTCAAATTTGGTGAAGCGTTCTTTGAAGTCTAAGATTACCGTTCGCAGAGTTAGCTAATAACTTATATGGACTTCGTGATTGAAGAGAACAAAATTCCGAAAAGCAACCATTCGTTGTGGGTGGAGAAATATAGACCATCTACGATGGAAAAGTTTATCGGAAGTGAGAGCGTGAAGGAAACATTTTTGCAATTCATAAAGAAGGGCGATATTCCACACATTCTTTTGTTCGGACCCGCTGGGACAGGTAAAACTTCTTTAGCAAAACTTCTTACGTTAGGTATCAACTGTGACACGATGTATATTAACGCATCGGACCAGAGTGGTATTGATGATGTGAGAATCAAAATGAAGAACTATGCTTGCTCAGCGGGCTTCAAGCCACTCAAAGTAATCATTCTTGATGAAGCAGACAGGCTTTCAAGAGACGCTCAGGGTGCATTGAGGAACATGCTAGAAACATATTCGGCTCATACACGATTTATTCTTACATGTAATTATGTTGAGAAAATGATTGACCCGATTTCTTCAAGAATGCAATCATTTGAAATCAAGCCAGTTTCAAAGAAAGATGTAGCTTTAAGATTGGTAGAAATCTTAAGTGAAGAGAAAATTACATTCTCTCAAGAAGATATTGTGTTCATCGTTAGCACTTATTATCCTGATATTAGGAAAGTCATTAACTTTGCTCAACAATCAACCATAGATGGAAAAATCAAGATTTCTAAGCAAAATGCTGTAGAAGCTGACGTGTTGAATAAATTGGTGGAATTATTGAAAACACCAACAAAACCAGGTGTGTTTGATGAAATCAGAAAGATGACTACAGAATTTGATGCCGATTCGTTAGAAACGATATATAGATACCTGTTCGATAAAGTAGAGGACTATGCTAAAGGCAAAGAAGCATTAATTATATTTGAATTAGCTGATTCTATTTACCAACAGGGGCTAGTTATACCCAAGGTCAGAGATATCACGTTTCTGGCGTGTATCTACAAGATACTTAAACATTTAAAATAAAGGAATAGAGTTATGGAATTACCAACAAAACTATTAACAAACACAACAAAGAGAAGAATTCTTGGCGAATTCTATGATAGATTTCATCGTCAACAATGGTTTCATCGTGCTGAATACGTTGAGAATCATCCAAATCATATGAAAGATACCATTGAAATTTATGCCAACTACAATCCGGTGCTAGAAATGAAGGAAGTATTAGAGTTTATGGACAGACACAATCTGGCATATGAAGTGATTGCTAAATCACACCAAGGATAATAAATGCCTAGAGCA